TCTATGCCTCTTGGCTCTCCTTTTATTACGTTTAATGCTAAAGCTTTAACTCAAATGATTAGAAATGTTAAGAAGCATCCTATTGCTACAGGAAAATATTTAGCACTTCCATTTGTTATGGCAGAAGTATTAATGTCTCAGTTTGACGAGCTTGATGAAGAAGATGTTGAATCATTAAAGGCATTCCTTCCAGAGTATGCAGAAAATAATGGGAATGTTTTCTTCTTGCCATACAAAGATGACAATGGTAAGTGGGTAGCATTTGATATGAGTTACTTCTTGCCTTGGGGCGCTCACTTCTCCGTTGCAAGAGATTTGGCAAACCTAGAGTTAGGAGAAGCGGTAAAAACTATTGGTGTATTGGGCGGCCCTGTTCAAGGGCTTATAAGCGGGATTCAGAATGTTGACCCATTTACTGGACAGCCTGTATGGAATGAGAACGATACACCACATCAGCAGGCTCAGGATATTATGATGTTTATGGCATCGTACATGATACCGCCTATGCTTATGCCAAGAAATAAAGCGGGGGATATTGCATCAGGAGGTGGGCCTCTGTGGAAAACCATGTATGCTTATGATATTATTGATGGGAATATAGGTAAGGATGGTCTTACAAAGTACGGTGAGCTTGATGCATGGTTAGCTTGGGCTGGTATAAATATCATAAAGATAGGGCCATATGAAATGCAGACTAAAGCATACTGGACCGAAAGAAAGTTGACTGATATTATCAAAAGAGCAGAGAAAGTTATGTCTGATCCAAATCTAACAGAAGAAAAAAGGCAAAAGTTATATGATGAGTACAATAGATTTGCCACGCAAAAATATTTGGAGATAATGGAATGGGCAGAAAAAGCTCAGGCTCTGCAATAGATTATGTTGAAGTTGAGTGGCAGGATATAATCTCTACTGCCGGATGGGAGAGATATGAGGATACTAAGTTACCAACCTTCTGGTCATATGGTTATTTAATTAATAATAATGATAAAGAAGTTCGTATAGCAACTACTAAAGATGAGAAGGGAGAGTGGTTTGGTTTTACTGTTATGCCTCCTGGATGTGTAAAAAAAATATCCCCCCTAATTAAAGGGGGGGATCAGGATTCAATTAAAAAGAAAAACTATAAACCCAGCTAGCACTATATAGGCTACGTAAAAAAGTATTATCTTAAATACGTCACCCAACATATCTATTGTTCCATTTATTTATAGCAATATTTAGTTCTTCTATATTATCAATTGGAAAAGAAAATGTAACTAAGCACTCTGGGCATCCTAATAGGATATCTGCTATTACTGCCTCTTCGCCACAGAATGGGCACGGCTTTAACTGTTCTTCTGTCATATGTAATCCCTCAATAGTTTTCGCTGAGTTACAGCGTGTATGTCATCATAATACCCCTCCCCATCTAATCCATTTAAAGTAACAACTCCCCTCCACCAGTTATACTCAGTATCCCTACACCAACTCTCTGAATAATGCGGATGCGAAAAGCACCCTGCACTTAATCCAAATATCTTTTGACCGTCTGGTCGTGTTTGTTCTGCGTGATTATACAAGTGTGAATGTCCTTGCACCGCCGAGCAGTGCAGTTTAGAAACC